CTTCGGCACCTTCGAGGAGTACATCGGTATGGAGACCGATGTTGCTGCAGCTAACGCTGATGCCGGCAGCCTGCGCTACATCATCAACGCATCTGCTCGCGGCGCTCTGAAGAGCACCAAGAAAGATGCTGGTAGCGGCGATTTCGTTTTTGAAAACAACGAAATCAATGGTTACCCCGTAACCGTTTCAAACCAGCTGGGTGCCAACGATGCACTGTTCGGCGACTTCTCCATGCTGATCATGGCCATGTGGTCTGGTCTGGATCTGACTGTTGATCCTTATGCAGGAGCCACTGCTGGCACTGTCCGCATCATTGCTCTGCAAGATGTTGACTTTGCTGTTAAGCAGCCTGGCGCCTTCTGCTACGCCACCTGATACTGGTGACTGCTTACATCGTTCTGACTGATGAAGGTTGAAATCCTGAGGCCAGTAATGATTTCCGGTGAGCCTGCGAAAGCGGGCTCCATTTTGGAAGTCGAGAACAGTGACGCAGTGACCCTTATTGGTCTTGGCAAAGCTGTTGAATACAAAGAGGAAGCGGCCCCCTCTTGCCCACCTAAAAAACCACCTACCAAGAGGACTAAGGCATGAGCATCGGCAACACTCGACGGACTTTGACCGTCTTGTCGTTTGCGCCTAACGACGTTGTCACTGCGACTGGCAACAAAACAGGCGTTGACCTTCTGGACTATGAAGGTGACATCACCATGACTCTTGACGCCGAGGCTGGCGGTTCAGGCGTCACCTATGCCGTTAAGGTGCAGGACTCTTCTGACAACAGCACTTTTGGTGATGTGTCTGGTGCAGCGTTCACCACTACTAGTGCAGATACTGCTCTTGTAGAGACTCTTACGGTTAACACCGACGAGATCAAGCGCTACGCCCGCGTTGTTATCACCGTCGCTGGTGGTACTGGCGCTGGTGCAGTCAGCGTCACCGCTCTAGGACGCAAGAAGTACAACTGATCCTTGATCGTGGCCCCCGGACATCCGGGGGCTTTTTCATATGGCACTTTTGTTTACTGAAGACCTCAACGCCTTTTTCGACACGCCGGGTTTCACGGTGCCTGTTGTCTCTGGCGAAGTGACTAGCGTTGGGTTCTTCGACTCTCCCACGGAAACCGTTGCAGATGGTCTGGTTTTGACGACTGATTTTTCCGTGCTTGTAATGACGGAAAAATTCTCATCACTGAAAGCTGGCGATGAGATCACAGTTGACAGCGTTGTCTACCTAGTAAGAGAGCCAATGCTGCTTGATGACGGAAAGATCACTCGCGTGTTCATGGAGAAGGTTTGATCCATGAACAAGGAGACCTATGAAAACTGGGTCAAGATCAAACAGATGCTAGAGGCGTCGGGCAAGACTGATTCCTTCTTTTACAAGCGTGCAGCGTATATCGTGCAGAATGGACGTGATCCTGGGCTAGGCATATGACGACTAAGCGCGAGAACATCCTTGCAACCATCAAAACTACGTTGGCGAACACAACTGGCGTAGGCACCAGAATTTATCGGAGCAGGGTCGAACCACTTAGTCGTGGAGAGTCTCCAGCAATCGTGATTGAGCCAGTCTCTGACGATGCAGCTCAGAGTACAAGCTTGCCTACGCTCGACTGGACTCTTCGTGTTCGTGTTTTAGTCATTGAGCGTGCAAACGTCCCGGATCAAGCTGCGGATGACACGATTGAGTCTTTGCACAGCAAAATTATGTCCGACCTTACTTTGGGCGGATATGCCATTGATGTACAACCTGTTAGGACTGAGTTCGAGTTCATTGAGGCTGATCAGCCATTAGGGATTATTTCCAATGAATTTGAAATCTCATATCGCACTCAAGTGGCTGATCTAACTCAGTGATGAGTTAGCGATACGCTAAACCTAAGCATGCCCCCCACTTACCATGTTGGATGAACACAGTGGTCTTGGTGGGAGCTACCTCCTCGATCCTGAAACAGGCGTACGCACTTTGATTTCGCGGACGCAACCACCACAACCATCACAGGAAACATCCGATGGCACTGCTACTCCGCAAACGCCTGATCCTGATAGAGACGGAGTCGACCTACGGAACCGACCCAACTCCAACAGGAGCGGACGCCGTACTCGTAAAGGATCTAAGCATCACGCCTCAAAGCAGTGATGTCGTCAGTCGTGAGTTGATTCGCCCTTATCTGGGTGCGTCTCAACAACTGCTTGCAAACACTCGCGTCGAATGCACCTTCAGCGTTGAGTTGGCTGGTTCTGGTACAGCTGGCACTGCGCCTCAATATGGCAAAGCTCTTAAAGCTTGCGGCCTCTCAGAGACGATCGTTGCCAACACAAGCGTCAAGTACGAGCCAGTCAGTGCTGCGTTTGAGTCAGTCACCATCCACTACAACATCGATGGTGTTCGCCATAAGATGACTGGCTGCAGAGGCAGTGTTGCGATCACTGCCAATGTCGGCGAGATCCCGTCGCTGGACTTTACGTTCACGGGTATTTACAACGCGCCTGACGACAGCGCGATGCCGACACCAACCTATGCAAACCAGGCTGATCCGCTGCTGTTTAAGAACGGCAACACCACCAGCTTCCAGCTGTTGTCCTATGCCGGATCGCTGCAAAGCTTCTCCTTTGAGCTAGGCAACTCGATTGTCTATCGCGAGCTGATTGGTGCTGGCAAGGAGGTGCTGATCACTGATCGTGCCGCTACTGGTTCAGTGTCAGTCGAGGCTGTCTTGATGGCAACAAAGGACTATTTCGCATCAGCCGTTGATGACGACGCTGCTTTGGGCAACTTACAGTTCACTCACGGTGGGACGGCCGGCAACATCGTTCAGTTCACCTCTAGCAAGGTGGACATTGGCGATGTGTCTTACGGCGATTCTGACGGCATCGCGATGCTGGAGATCCCGTACACCTGCGTGCCAGATTCTGCGGCGAACGCTGAGTTCGATCTGATTTACACCTAAGCTGCGAGCGGTTTGAGGTGGGAGGGGGCCTTGGCCGGTCCCCTTTTTCTTGTGTAAGCTGAGCCAGCTTATCTTTGTCGCCTAATGGCTTTTATCCGCAAGAAGGTAAAAACCTTCAAGTGGCCTGTTGAAGTTAAAGAGCCAAGCGAGACTGTGCCTGGCCAATTTGACACGCATGAATTCACCGCTGTCTTCAACCGTGTTGCTCGTTCTGTCATCACCAAAATGGTTGATGAGGACGAGAGTGCTTTGTTGAACTTGATTCTTGCTGGCTGGGAAGGTATTGAAGAAGAAAGTGGCAAGCCAGTGCCTTTCACTGCCAAGAACTTGAATGAGTTTGCCGATGATCCGTATTGGATCAAGGCTGTGATCAATGCTTATGTCTCCACCTACAACGAGGCTGAGCTGGGAAACTAAGAGATGCCGCTGCCTACTGGGTTGGTGGGGGCAAGAAGGTAGAAGACGAGACTCAGGCTGACGCTGCGGCCTTTGGCCTTTCGCTGCCTAAAAAGGCAAAGGAGGTCGAGGTGGATTTTGATGTGTGGGAGGAGAACTGGGGTGCGGTCATGATGTTCCTGCGTATGCAAACGCAGTGGACTGTCTCAATGGCTGGATATGTGGGCTTGAAGTATGAGGTACTGCTGGGTTCCGGCGGCTTATTTGACCTCTACAATGTGGAAGACCGCCGCGATGTGCTGGAACGCCTTCAGGTTCTGGAGGCAACGGCCCTTGAGGAACTGAGGAAACGCTCTGATGGCAAAGCCAATTGAGACTCTTTCCATTCAGCTCAAGTTCAAGGATGCTGGCAGTCAGGCTGTAATTGAAAAATTGAGGGGTAGCCTCAAGCGCTTGCAGGTGGGCGCGTCTGGGGTAAGGCCAAATATAAAAGGCTTGCGCAATGACATTATTGCCCAGGGCAATGCAAGCGTAAAAACTGTCAGCAATATCAATGCACAGATAGCGGCACTAAGAGGATTGCGTGATGAGGCCAAGATCGGGGGAAAAGCTTTCCAGCAGCTAACGAAGGATATAGATGGACTCAATGCAAAGCTAGGCAAAGCTCAGG